AATTGTTACGTTTTGGAACGGCAGGCGTGTACCGGGCCGGGTTTGTTTTGGCGTGACATGGCGAGGAGTGATGACACAAGGCAGGCGCGACGGATCTTGGCTGGGTCAGGTGCGATGCGTCCCGGACTGATCGGGCATGGCTTGACGCGGACCGGAAACACAACGCAAGGCAGGCCGGGACCGGCCGGGACCGGATTGGCATGGCGCGACGGGTTTTGGTTTGGTCACGCGCGACCCGGAAACACAACGCAGGCTTGGTCCGGCTCGTTTTGGAGTAACTTGGCGGGGTCCGACCTGATCTGGAAAGTCCCGGCCCGGATGGGCAACGCAGGCATGGTCACGCATATTTGGGTATGACGAGGCAAGGCATGTTCGGCGTGGCGAGGCAGACATGGAAAAGGGGGCGACAAATGGCTAGCGACAGAATCTGCTCACGGTGCGGGGGCGTTGATGAGTTCGTCTACGAGATAAACTGGAAGCCGGTGTTTTACTGCGCCGCCTGCGACGTCCAAAGCACCAGTTCGCACGAGCTTTGTGGCCCCGACGAAAAGGCCGTGGACGACGCTGGCGAGTGACATGGAGCTACTCTTCTGGGTTGTCCTGGAAGTGGTTCGGGCTTTGGTTATGTAGCAGATATCCCACTGTCCCACTGTCCCACCTATAGTAGTAATTTTGCTATTTTATTTTTTTCTAAAGCTAGAGTCTAGAGACGGGATATGTGGGATTGGTGGGACGGGTACATAAGTCCCTTATATGTAAAGAGTTTTTCCCTCGAAAACGTCCCACCTCCGGAGGCGCAACATATCGCTTATGGGACACTTTTCCCGTTAGTTCCAGTTGATCGGAGGTCCGGTTCACTGGTAATATCGGGGAAATGATCCCATACGCCTCGGTTAGAGGGTGTTGTTAATGTCAAGCGGTGGGACAGTGGCGGGACAGCGTTGAAACTAAACGGAAAAAGACCTTTTTGGAGGGTAAAATGCCTAATAGCAACCGCCCTGGACCAGACAGTGGTGGGACAGGCAAAAAAGCTCTTACACGCGGCCCAAATCGTAAGTTGACGCGGCGGCAAGAGAAGTTTGTTAAGGAACTTGTGTCGAATGACGGTTTGATCACGATGCGTGAGGCGGCGATACGTGCTGGATACCCTGCGGCGAGTGCGCATACTCGTGCGTATGAACTCACCAACAATAACATTTGTCCCCATGTCGTTTCTGAAATTAAGAGATATCGAGATGAGCTAGACGAGCAATACGGTGTCACATTTAAGCGCCACTTATCAGACCTCCACCGGCTTCGTGAAATTTGTATAAAACAAGGTGCGTTTTCGGCGGCGGTCCAAGCCGAGAAAAATCGCGGCTTGGCTGAGGGTTTGTATGTCTCTAAATCGGAAGTGAGGACCGGCTCCATCGATTCGATGAGCCGCCAACAAGTGGAGGAGGAGCTTGACAGACTTCGAAGCAGTTTTGAACCAATTATCGACATCACGCCCACGGAAATCCACGAACAAGATGCCGAGGGAAGCCCTGAAGAATCGGGAGGCGGGGCTGTGGAGGCTGATCAGCGACGGCTTGAGAACGACGGGCCGGAAGATTGAAGCCACACGTCTCGAAAGCTGGGCGCTCCCTGGATTACCCGATGTACTTTTTTGCGGAGAGTCTGGTCAATTCAGCCTACTTGAGCTTAAAGCCGTTAAAGGACGCGCTGGTCGACTCGATCTCTCGCCCCATCAGTGCGCGTGGCTTAGTCGGCACTCCCATTCTAACAGTTTTATTGTGCTTCGCGACCGTTCTCTGGATATTAGCGTTTTTGCTGCTGCCGATGCTGTTGACCTTCGCTTGGGTGATTTTGCGACCGTATCGGCTTTGGGTGTTTATAAAGAGCCGTATGACTGGGATGAATTTTTTGAGTTGACCTGTCCGTTATAGGAGGGTACAAGGGAATTCCCATAGCAAAGGAGTCAAGGGCATGACATACGACTACGACTTTAAAGGTTCGCGTGAACTCACACCGGTAGAAATTAAGGATTTTACGTTGGAGCAGCTCCGGCTGATTTTTGAAATTCGTGCCGCTGATATATCTGTATATATCGGCATTCATGGTCGTGTTTGTCTATCGAGTGAAATTGAGAGTTCCTGTCTTAATGGTGCAAACGTTCAGGTCAACCTTAAAACATCTGTGCTTGATGACGTCATGGAAGACGAGTCGTTTCAGTATGCGTTGAAACAGGAGAGGTGCCCAACATGTGGAGAGTTGCTGGAGGACGCCGCGTGATGGGCTGGCTTGAAGATTGGCTGACCGACTTTTTCCAGCGCCTTGCAGAATGGTTCGAACGCCGAAATACAGGAGGGTAGAGAGATGCGAAAACTCACTAAAATCGAACAGGCGAGTGCCGATGCACTTGGTGACGTGGCTCTGTTTCATGTAACGGGCACGATCTTGAACAAAAATATACAAGACTGCAACGCCGCCATCAGAGACTTGTTGAAGCGCGAAGGCGTGATCGATTACGCTGAACTAAATCCCGGCGACAAGGTAACGCTTGAAGGCGTATATAGCGACGGGACTGAAACCAAGATTTCTGCGTACAGGGCGAGGACTCGCGGCGACAAGAGAATCTGGTTTAACGGCTTAAAGAACCACGCCGATGCTGGCGACGTAATGGCGCTGGTTATACGCGGCGGCAAACTGGTGATCCAAAATGTGACGAAGGGAATCGCTGTCGCCGTGTTTATCATTCCCGCGTTCGATGTTCCTGTTCCATTTTGACCGGCTGACTCCCCGGTTTAACTCGCCCCGCAATCGCGGGGCATTTTTTTGTTTGACTTGCTGCGTTATGCTATGTTATGGGTTTAATCCTACAACAAGACAAGGAGTCAATTTGATGGTCGATGAATGGAACAGTCTGATGGCCGATGAATGGAACAGTCGTGTGGACGTCCTGTATGTCTACGAGCGTTTACACAATGCGCTTGATTGTGACGATTTGGCACGGAAAATTTCTGAAATGTCGAGTGCAATGGCGCACAAGTTCACAGTCGATACCGGTGTTACCGCAGGAGTGGCGCTGGGTTGGGACACGCAGGCAAGATCAGTCAGGCACGGGGGTGCGTCGTTTACCCTCACAGATAGCGAAATCATTGAATTAGCGGCTAAAACCCACCCGGAAAAAACCAACGAGCTAGCGGCATACCTAGCCGGATGGCGTGACGATGGCCGGTTGTTGGATTTCGATTTAGACACGTGGCGGGAAGGCACGTGGCGGGAAGACGAGGAGTCAAACGGATGAAAATCACTAAACCTCAATTGGCATCTCTCGCTTACCTCAAGCAATGCGGCGGAGCCGTGCTCACTAGCGAATGGGTGAATGGGAGTGGGCGGTATATTTAATAGCTCGCGCCTTGGTCCGCGAAGCGCCGCCGGTTAATCCTGGTGGCGTTTTGCGTTTGACTCCGTGTTATGCAATGCGGTATGGGTATTGTCCCACAACAGGAGTCAAACCAGTGATTCATGTAAACGAGTGTAACCACGCGCCGAATGAATTTATCGGTACAGTTTTTTTGAATGGAATGGAAGGTGACTTATATCTCTATATAGACAAAAGGCGGGCCAGTGTCGGCGAAGGTTTAAGGTATTGTTTCCGATACGGTGAAGCTGGTGCCTACGAAACAGGTGCAGCTAAGACTCTATTTGAAAGGGAGTCAAACCATGATCAAAACAATTGACACCTTGCACCGCGCTCTAAAACGCGGCGACTATTCTGGAGTCGTACTGTACGAAGGCCCGAGTCGAATTGATGATAAGCCGATTGTCGCGGTTGCTTGTCGCATCGCGGACGCCAGCGCCAATTCTAAAACCGGCGCGATGGTGCAAACCTTTATCATGCGCCGGGATATCGCCCCACATAAGGCCTTAAAAACGGGCGACGATGCGAGCGTATGCGGCGATTGTCCATTGCGCCCGATTCATAAAGGCGCGACTCGTTGCTATGTCCGAGTGTATCAAGCGCCGCTATCCGTTTGGAACGCATACCAGCGCGGACGTTATGCCGTTCCCGGCGTCGATTTTGACGCCGCGCTATTGCCGCAATTGTTCGCTGGTTTATCGTTTCGTATAGGATCATATGGCGACCCTGCCGCGATACCGTCGAGCGTATGGAAAACAGCAACGCGGCGCGTCAAGAATCGGACCGGGTACACGCACCAATGGCGGCGCATTGGAGTCGGACTCAAGAATTTATGCATGGCGAGTGCTGATAGCGAGTCCGACGTTGCGACGGCGACGGCGAAGGGTTGGCGGACGTTTCGAGTCCGTAAACACGCCGCGCCGACTCTTAAAACCGAGTCCATTTGTCCGGCGTCAAAAGAAGGCGGACAAAGAGTCCAATGCAACACATGCGGACTCTGCAAAGGCGCAACAATTGCGGCGCGTAATATCGTTATTGCGGACCATGGTTTGATGGATACCCGCCGTCGCGCTGTTGCTTAATTATATAGTTGCACAATAAAGGCGCTTCCTATACTATCCCATATAGCGGCGGGATGGCCCCGCCGCCTAACCTAAAACGGAGTCAAACATGTCAACTTTAATGTACAACAGCGCAACCGATATTAAAGTGGAACGCGATTATCTCGCAAACCTTCAAACACCCGCGCCAATGGGAAAGCGCCATGCGCCGTATCCGTTCCATGCGTTTGCAACCGATACTGTAGACGCGATAGAACGCGCCGGGTATACGATTGAACAAGAAGACTACGCAATTACAAAAGATGAACAACGTATGTTTGGTCTATTGAATGTGTCGCGTCCCGCCGCGCCGGTCGCGCCGACGTTTGGCGTCCCAGCATTGTATAAACCAAAATGGAATCTGTTGGTTGCGTTACGCGGCGCGCATGATCAATCGATATCACGCGGGCTCGCCATCGGGAGTCGCGTCATGGTCTGCTCGAATTTATGTTTTCACGGCGATCTGGGAAATTGGAACAGCAAACAAACCACCAACATCGCGTATCGGATTCCCGATATGGTTGCCGATGCTGTTTCCGGTTTGGGCAATGCCAGTCGCAAACTAACGATTGATTTTGACTCGTTCAACGCTAGGCAGATTACCCGCGACACTGGTGATAAGGTATTGCTCGACATATACCGCAGTGGCGGATTCAGCGCTTCTCAAATGGGACGCGCCGTGGACGATTGGGACGATTGCAGCGTAGAGGAACACACGGCAAACGGGCGTAATTTGTGGTGGCTGTTCAATTCCGCCACCATGGCCTTGAAGCCTACCGGCGCGAATACGAATCACGGCGACACTCAGCACCGCTCGACAATCGTATATAACAAGATCGCGAACGCGCCGCGCGAATTGCTCGCCGCCTAGCTCGCCGCCTGTTACCGACTCCAGCGCCGCTGGGGAATGTCTCAGCGGCGCTTTTTTATTTCCTTGTGTGTATCGGAACTATCCCGTATTTTCATTAGTGGCAATTGTGCCTTATTTTATAGGAGTCAAATAAATGCAAACCTGGATACCGGCGCATGGTGACGTCGTTACCGGTGACACGATTCGTTTTACGGAATCGGTGTTTGGCGGAAGCTATCGGAAACCGCGCTATTTGGGCTCGCGTGCTATTCGCGCCGAGGTGATCCGTGATAGTTACGGCGCGGCAAAGCAACAGCATACGTTTACGCTCCGCGTGATTCGCTCGACCGGTTTTGACGCGCTCGAAACGGGTAAGACGATT